GCCAGTAGAGTGTTTTGTCTCGTGGTGGATGCCATATTGAATATTTATAGCAATCTAAATATGACTACTTAATAACTTCCGGAGGAAGCACTGAAAAATTGTCCTGGACCTTGTAATAAGCCTTGTTCGGAATCGAATAGCAGGTTGATGGTCTCACCAATAGCGTAACCAATGTACAACACAGTCATTTTTACAGACAACCCTTGTTCAAATTCTTGCACTTCAATTTGATCAAGTGTGACTCGAGGATCATAGTTTACAACAGATTCCACATCACTAATCACAGCGTTTTTGGTTTCATCATCCAATGGATCAAACAGATAGTTCCATATGTCGGTGCCAAATTCTGGATTTTCCAACTTTTCGCCCTTGCGTATGTTAAAATGATTTAATAAATCTTGTTTTACTAATTCAATATCATACAACTTGCTGTCTAAAAATTCTCTTCCTTGTGTGGAGAATCCTTTGAACACCTGTGATGCTTGTGTGGTTTGTGTGGTGCGTTTGTTGTCTTTGTATGATACTACTGCCATTTGTTGTATTTACTACCTGTTATATTCTTGTTGCCTGTTGCAGTGCTATTATGTTCCATCCAGTGGATCCAGACATCAATACAGCTGAATTATTAACATCAGTGAATCTTATAGCTGTGAATCCTACAAGATTATCTGGAGTAAGTGTGCCATTGCCACCATCCCCCTTCATTATGATTATTTTGAGTTGCCCTTCTGTGCCATCTGCCAGTGTGTAAGCATCTGTGCCTGTTGTGGTGATGAATGTCACTGTTTCTGTCAAACTGATTGCGCCAGGACCAGAGAGATTCTGCACACTGAAAACAAGTGGAGTGGTCGAAAGATTTGTAAAACTTAGTGCGCCTGAACCATTTGTAGTCAGAACATGTCCAGCGGTGCCATCAGTTGAAGGAAATTGATAAGTGCCATCTCCGCCTAGATGTGTAAAATTGCCATCCAGTTCTGTGTAGGTGAGAGATGATCCTTTGGTTATACGTTTTGTTAGTGTCATGTTGATTCTCCATCATTGTTGAAATAAACTCCTGCATATGCAGAAAAGGATGAGTCATCTGCATTGCCTGGATTGTCTTCTACATAGTCTGTGTCCATGTAGTTGAATAAGTTTTGTTCTGTTGCTGTGGGTGTGGTGTCAAACACATAGCATTGATCAATCAATGCCTGTTTGTCGGTGGAATCATCTTCTGCCGCTATCTGTGCCAACAGTGTTGCGTAGTCTGGATTAGCCATTTGCTTTTACATCTCCTGATCCACTATTTGCGGAGTTGGGCACCCAAGAACCATGTCCACTGGTGGCATCGCCTATTCTATGCACTCCTATGCCCTCTGCAAATACATCACTGGAGCCTGCCGCCGCTGGATCTCCACATGCTGTGGTGTCTCCTATTCTCACAGCATTGGCGCCATTAACAAAAACTTTCGCGGCACCTGTTGCATAGGAGGTTTGATGAAATGGATTGGGCGTTGGCGAAGCGTGGCCAACATGTGTATCTAATCCTACTCTAACTATTCCTGGCATTATCCTAAAAACCTTTGATCAGCTTGTTCTCTATCTGTAAGTGATGGTTTAGTGTTAGCTGGTTTGTTTTCATGTTCACGATATGGCTCGTTTGTTGGCACACGTTTTGTTATGGATTTTGTTGCATCACTATCTGTGATATCATATGTAACAAGTGCGGATAGAACGGAACTGGTAACTTTGCCATCAGTGTTGAAATGTATTTGCCCATCTGTGTCTGTATTAACAAGAAAATCATTTCCTGTAAAAGTTTTAATGTTGGATCCTGCTTTAATAAGACCATCCGAGCCAATGAACAGTTCGGTGTTGGCAGTAGATTCTATGCGGACTCTACCAGTTGTAGCACTTGGAGTGGAGTTGACTAGTTTGTCACCTGTGTTTTGTCCTGTGGCTTTGATGTTTACGTTCCTGCCTGCTTCCATGTTGAGATCACGTTCCGCTCTTAGATTGAAATCATTTTCTGTGTGTATGCTAACAGAATCTTTGGCATAGATATCAATTTTTCCGTTTTTGGAAAATTCCATCCATGCTGTGCCATCATTGTTAATGATGTATACAATGCCTTCAGTGTTGTGCAACAAAAGCTGTGCGCCCGATCTTGTGCGTAGTCTTATTAGTTCATCTTTTATTGCTGTGACATCTGTGTTGCCTTCACGTAACTTGGGAGTGCCGTCATCCATCACAAAAGTATTACCCCCAAGTCTTGAATGTGCTACATTATTGAAATCGAATTCGTTGTCAGAATCGTTGTAAATTTTTCCGTGCCTGTTGATGGATTCCCTTTTTATTGTTTTTTGTCCTTCAAAATCAATTGGACCAGGAGTTGATATTCCAAACACCTGTGATGGAGTTTCTCTCCTTGCTGAAGAGGATGTGATACCTCTTACGTCATCTGTGATCAATCCTTGGGACACAAGTGTATCAGTTTCAGGCACATGCACTGGTCTGACAGTGAATTTGGTGTCTTCTCTTGCCCTTGTGTTTGGAGCAACATCTGATGACTCAGCTTTGCGTTGTGCTTCTGCTACAGGTACACTGCTAAAATCCGCACTGTATTTGATTTGTTCATTGTCATCAACAAAGTTTTGGCTTGATGCTTTGCCAGGAGTCATGTTGTTCATGTAGTCATCAAACACACAACCTATCCAATATGCGTCATTAACGTTTCCGTTGGCAAACATCACAAGCACCTTAGTGTTGATGTCAGGTGGTATCATCCAAAAGCCATAGGATTTCTGCGTGTTGGAAAATTTTTTTGGATCTTTACTTGTGTCTTGTAGTGGAGTTTGTCCTGCAAAAGGTGAACAATAAGAACATGGCACTGTTTGTGCTGATTGTTTTTTTGCTCCTTCATCATATGCACCATGCAATGCCGGAATATGCACAAACAGTCTGCCCATCCTATTGACGTCTGTTGGATTTTTTACATAGCCAACATAAGGACCAGGAAACTGTCTTATGCTTTGTTCTATATCACTAACTTTTTTTGTTCTGTTTTCTGCCATTTTTAATTGTTTGGTACTCTTGGATTTACCCTATTCCTATTGCCTATTGTTTCAATGGTTATTCTAGGTACAGGCAATCTATCTATGAAATCTGGTCCTCCCTCAAATTCGGAACCTATACCTAAACTAACATTTCCTGTTGTGTTGCTGGCATCAACATCTTGTCCAGCAGTGTCACTTGTTTCTCCCAAATAATTTCCTGTTGTTGTTTGTTCACTAATACTTTCCCTTTCTGCATCTGTGGGTTGATGTCTCATTCTGACCATTTGTAAAACATTTGTAAACAATCCACCAGCAAATCTTGATTCACATATGAACACTTTGTATTGCCCTTCGAAAAATGCCGCATCAGCAATTTTGAATAATCCTGTGGTGTCATCAAGATCAGTTGGTGTCTTGAAATTAACTTTGACATACACTTCATATTCATCTGTTGTAACAGCTCCAAATCTATCTATGCATGGAGAATCTTCTAAATATGAATCTTGATAAGATTCATTTAACACACTTTTTTGTTCAATCCACACAGGATCTCCAAGTATCTCCATCTGTGTTACCAACAAATCTGCAGAAGGATCCTGTATTACCTGTTCGAATATTGTAGCCACTTCACCATTGACTGTGTTTAGATCAGCAATAAAACCATCTTTCGATGTTCGTGTTGCTTCTGTTGTAACTTGTGATGTGCCAATGCCGGTTTGTCCTGTAGTGTCTTCTTCAACTTCCTCTCCTGGACTTTCGCCAGACACAGCATCGTTGGATTGTCCTTCACCAGACTGTTTGAGATATGGAATAGCTTGATAGAAGCCAAATCGGTATATGACATTAAAATCTAATATGTCTTTGTTTTTGCCAGTGTACAAATAATTGTACTCACGGACAGGAAGAACATTGCTCATGTCTCCTGTTTGTGCGTCTTTTTTAAAATAATTTTCGCTGACTTTAAATGGCCTTAATATCCAGAAAAATTTATATCTTGGTCTGTTGCCACCGCCACCGCCAGTGGTGGATAATATTTCCAATCTAGTTTTTGTTCTAAGTGCTTGTAAAAATTTGTTTTTTGCAATTGGTTTTCCATCTTGATCAAATTGGCTTCTATAGAATTCGCTCTCACGAACCAGTGCTTCTATAAAAGCTTGAATCGATGTGCCTCTTGGCACACTGATCATTCTACCACTTCTATTAGGGGGACCTGCTTCAACATTGGATATGTTTAATACGTTGGAAGATGCAGATTGTTGATCATATGGAATTTTTGCATTAATAATTGAACTGGCGGATTCTGATCTTGCAAATTCATACTCATCTGGTTGGACAATACGTTTTTGTTCTGCCAATGTTTGTAACGTGTTGTTGTATTGTTCAAAAAAGTTTTCAAGCACATCACCCACAGTGTCTCCAGACACTGTGATTTGTTCTTGTGTTACGCCGTGTACTTCTGTAAGACCCAAATAGGTTGCTGGTACACATTGCAATTGATATGTTGTTACTCCTGCCTCCACACGCATTTCTACTGCATAAATGTGTATTGGTATGGTACGCGAACTGAAACCCACAGGCTCACTAGCAGGACTTCCTGCATCATTAACACCCTTGAATTCAATGTTTAATTTGTAAACTGCTTTGAGATGATTGTCATATCCTAAACTTTTAGCCGCTGTAATTAAGGCATCAATAAATGATGTACCAAACGGTTCTGTAACTTCAAATGAAACTTGATATACGCTTCCGGACTTGCCTTCATTTGTGGGAGAGACAGTGTTTAATACAACCAAATTGTCAATGTAATAATCGTTGCCAAGGACTCCGGCTCCTTGACGACCTTTACCGCCACTTTTAGCAATTAAGATTTCACTTGAATTGCCATTAGTGTTAAAATCTGTACTACTAATACAACTGAGAGATAGTATGTAGTTTATTGGTTCGAATTCATGCAAAGGATTTTCCCTTGGAGGGGCATCTACATTTGGTTGATAATTGCTTGATGATTCACTGGCAAGCACTGTGCCAAATGGCGCAAAGTTGCTTTGCGGAGCTCCTGTCTGTTGGATCAAACTATTTTTTCGATTTATTTGTTCAATGTCATCTAACACCAACCTTATATCTGACGGTTGACTATCATCACCAGTGTTGCGTAAAAACTTAATATCACTTATTGACTCTTTTTTGGTTTGCTCAGCAGTGTTTTTAGTTTTTAGGAATTCTGTAAGTCTATTGTAAGACATCTATTATATCCCCAGGTATGTTTGTAGTGTAGTTTTTTTTGGAATACGTATTTGGGTGCCTGCTGTGAAATCATATATAGGATCAGTAATTACATCCATGTTGCGATGTGTGAATACCCACCATAGTTTTGCTGTGCCATAAAGGTCAAAAGCAAGGAGGTCAGGGCGTCTTTCGTAAAAGGAATCAATTTCATACAGGATATCATCTGCTTCAAAGGCAAAAAGTCTTTTGCTTAATAGCCCAAGTGTTTCAGTGCCTTGTCCTGTTGTGTAATATGGAGATGTTTTTGCGTATTGAGCCATTAGATGAATCCATTATTCC